CGTCACCCCTATCGAATCACAAAGATATCGATACGCCTCAGCTACCAGACCCACTCGGGGATCGTCACCGTAGAATACGATGTCGTCCCCTAGAATCTCGTAAGACAGGAATTCCTCCCCCTGAGGAAGACCCGCTCGACGGGCTGCCATTAGAACTAAGATATGGTGGCTCAGGGTAAACACAGCCCACGAGGAGTAAGAACCCATAGGTTGCCCGACTCGGTAGGTTATAGTCCTTTTTAATTTTGGCACAAAGAATTCAGTGCCGCGGAGAATCTCCGCCCATTTGGATGCTATACCTACCGCTTCGGTTTTTGAACAACCTAATAACTCCTCGAGTACCACTTGTTGAAGTAGTAACGGAAAACGATCCGTGGCTGCCGATAAGTCGTACGACCATATCTTCTGGGCTTTCGAAGCCATAACCCTATCCACGCCCGCTAGTTGGTCGAAAGTATTATCCCTCGGTAACTCTTTGAGGTACTTAAATACACTATCGTGTAATGGGCGTAATACTGCTTGGATCCAGTACCCGGGAATTGCGAATATTCTCACTTTTCCTCTGGGCTCGAGCTTCGTGGCAACCTTCCCGGTAGGGTAGGTTCCCAGTCGTCTAGAGACCGGTTGGATAGGTAAAGAACGTCGTAAACGGCCTTGGGATAATAATAATCCCAAGTACGGCCACTCGCGCGCCATCGAGCGAGGGTCCCGGACCCGATGAATCCATTCATCGAGGTATGCGGGGATGTACTGGAAAATAGCTCGGCAAAGCCAAGCTATCCAAGTCACCTGTTGGATGAGTAAATGGGCCCCAAAATCCGTGGCTAATGATGTCCACGCCGAGTAAATCGGCGAGGCCTCAAGAGCTACGGCATCCAACGGTGCCGACGCTAGCGCCCGGCCAAAAGGCCCGGCTTTAGTGGTTAGGTGGAGGCCTCTGAACCGAGGTAAGTCAAGGGCCCCATACTTACTTCGGAAGGCAGCGGCGACAGATCGCCACTCGGTGATGAAACCGCCACAGTCCAAGGACTGTGAGCCTGTGTAAGGATCTGTTATTGTGCTAAATTTTGGAGGGGAATCATATAGCACCAGATCACAGACACTCAGAGCAAAGATTGCTACGCGGTAAGCAGTTACACTGTTTTCCAGCATAATATAGCGTCTTAGTCCACGAGGAAGAATGGTAGGGAGACCTTTCACGAGACCTACAGATAAGGATGTCTTAAGACATGCCCGTTCTGGAGTCCCGGCGGCGTGCTTAAACACACACCGCCGTGCTTCTGCAAAAACGGCAGAAGCAGACTCCAAGCCATTATGTTGCCATAAGTGCACATAGGTTTGGAGAATGGTCTTTACCCAGTTGAGCGCTCTACCGGACCGCACCAACATTGTGGTGCCGGCCCAGGCATACCGAAATAATAAGGTAGCCTCAAGGGATGCCACGCATCTCTTGTGGTAGAGGTCTAATCGCTCGTCTGCTCCGCGTGGTATCCAGCCATCTAACGGTCGTCTGTTCTTCGGATACCAAGATGATAGGTCGTAATCGTGACCTATTGGGCCCGTCTCGGGGAGACGGACTTCCTGACAACGTATTTTGTGCCATAATAATGACGGTACTGTCAGGCATCTAAGGTAATCCGGGATCAGTTCGAACCAGGACCTGCTATCCTCCGCTTTTAGATTAGACCGGAGTTCTTTGGTTTCATCCATTAACTCCTTAATCATCCTCCTGGCTGTATCACTGGCTAGGGGGGGGGTATTTTTTAATTTGCGGGCTGCTCTTATTTCGACATCGTCTAAATAAAAAGCACGATAAGTAGAATCGGACACTTGGAGTTCTCTTTCCTCCGGGATGGAGTCTTCGAGTGAATGGACTACGATAAGAGGAGTTTTGTTAGCTAAGGCAGTTTTCACTAAATCGTGATACTGTGGCGAGGGTAGATACAAAAGAGTTGAGGGGTCAAACGGGTCGACAACGACCACGTGGCCGATGGCTTTCTCCCATTGGACCCGGTACCATAGGCGCTCAGCGCCGGTACTGTAGGGTCGGCACGATAGATCGCGGGAAACAAGAGCAATCTTGGGACCTGAAAAAGTACAAAGGATCATCATGTCGTTTATCAATAAGACGCCATGGAGCGGAGTTTCAGAGTGCTATCTAGTGCTCTGAGCCCGTCATCCTCCGAGTCCACCCTAACTCTTACGGCACATCAAGGATCCTTTTTCTCTTTTATAGAGAAGGATATCCTGTAACGATTCTACGGTATCTCTGTATGCGTTCCCGTTTCGGTGAATATCACTACTCATCCGATAGGGAGTGTATGCAAGTCTAGGTTATCGAATGATGCATAACCTAGATGGAGGACCGTCTGGCGTGTTCTGGATGTGCGATTTCAGCCTTCTTATCAATAGGAGGCGGAATCCATCGTTTCACCCTCGCTACCTGCTAGCG